TCATCAGCGTGACCCATCTTCACTGCTTTAGCAATCTTCTCCCAAGAGATAGACTTCTTAGGATATGGACCAGTGATGATATCTACGTTCTCTGGGTCTGCTAGTTGCAGTGCCAGAAGAGCGAATACATCGTTCACATGAAAGCCAATATCACTATCAATGAAAATCATATGAGTGCAGTTACTACGCAGGAACTCATCCACACAGTAGTTTCTAGCACGAGTAATCAGAGATTCATTGAAGAGATAGTAGAAATTTAGGTCAATTCCATACTTGGTGGCAGCCATGCCAAGGTCGTTGGTAGATTTGGTGTACATGCCAGCGCATTGTCCACCGTACATAGGTGTTGCGACGAACACCTTTGCCTTTCGTAGCTCTTCAACTTGGATTTTCAGTTCCATTCACATCTTCCTCACTTGTTGCATGTGTTACATCATGATTATGTAGAGCGATAATAGCATAATGAATGACCTTTGTCAAGTCTTTTCGCCAATCTTCTACGCTTCCTTTGTGACCATATCGTTGAGCATACTTCATGATATTACCGATACAGAACCCAGCACCATGACCACTATCTAGAATGAACTCAGTAGCTTGATACTTGTTCTGCGAATAATGCTGTCTGTAGGTAGAGTTCACATACTCTAAGAATTCTGCCAGCAGCTTGTCTTCATTATACTTATACATTATCTTCCCACCTGTGTTAAATACTTATCTTTAGTTTCTTCCCATGTCATAAAACAAATATCATCATAGAATAATGTTTCATCAAGAGAAGTTCTTTCGTTCTTGATTAGACTTTTGATTCTCTTTGAGGCATACTTGGTCTTCCATAGATTAACAAGATATTCTACACTAGTATCAAATGCTTTGTCAAGATTTTTTTCTTCAATATCTCCTTTCAAGAACTCTCTACTATTCGTATAAAGAGGAGAGAAATAGATGCCTCTTTGATGGTCTGAACGAATGATTTCTTTAGGTATCTTCAGCTTAGTAAAGGTGCGTGAACGATATCGATTTCGATGATCACGCTTCAACATAAGACCTTTTTCATTCTTAGCCACATAGTGTAGAAAGTATTTTTCAGTATCATTCTTTTTAAAATAACGAAGCATCTCACGCTCGGTATCTTTTGTCAACTCATAGGTTAGAGAACCAGATGAGTATCCCATTTTCTTCCAGTGTCTCAGATTATCATATTGACTTAGACCACCTGCTTTAGATTTACCATAGAGACTGGTTGTGGTAACGGATACAAGTTTATTACCATAGTTCTTTTCCCACTGGTTCTGAACATCATCTGATAGACAGAGCAGAGCAAGTAGTTTACCGCCAACATAGTTGAAACCAAGTGGCTGTAGAGGTACAATAGAAGAGCCGATACAAGTGTGATTGAGTTTACCACTCTTAGTTTTGTACTCTCTGTCCCATCCAATGTAGTCATCACGAGGAGTCAAATCAATGAAATCTCCTGTGATACAGATTACGCCAAGATATTTTTCAGTCACTCTATCACGAATGATATAGTGCATATTGCGACCAATATTAGAATTGTTCTTCATTGTACTGATGAAGGTACGAAGACAGTTCCACTTGTTGATTGTCGAACCTTTGCTATGTCCATTCTGTAAAGTGTTTTCGTTGGTGTAAATCATTTCAATATCTAGTTTGTCAAAGTCTTCAGGAGACTCTGGCATCCAGATATTAGTTTTACATTCATGAATGAGTTGTCGATGGGTCTCATCAACAAAGTCAAGTTCTTCACCAAAAAGAGTCGCACGATTTTCTGTTGGATACCTGTTATGAATTTCTAAATATTTTTGATATAAAGTGTATTCTTCAACAGACATCTTACTTACAGTAGTCAGATCAGAGATTATACGATTTCGCAACTCTTCTTCACTGATAACATCGTCTTCAATAGGATTTGAATCTTGCCATTCATCATATTGTTTCTGTACATTCTCATCTTCAAATAGCATACTTCAATTTTTTCCTTTCCAGGACGAATTAGAGAAACTTTTCATTTCATTGACAATAACAGCATCTTCAATTGTATCTAGTAGATCCATTCTACCCTTATCAAGTAGATACATAGTGCGACCATCTTTAGTCATCCTGGTACGAAACTTTCTATCTTCTTTGGGTACATCCCATATCTTGATAGTGTTAGAATCGTGTGCAGGCGCTTCTACAAATATCAGTTTATCAACATTTCTACACTTTGTCAATTGATTTTTTTTCATTGTGAAAGCATTTTCAATATGAAAAGGTTGTTGCGTCTTCACTTCACAAGTTTCACCATCCACAATCATATCCTTAACATGGTCGTATGTAGATAGGCTTTCTTCTACAGTGTGACCAAGACTACGAAAGAAATTGCTTACTAGTTTCTCTCCAGCTATGCCCAACTGATTCATTTTCAATTTGGCATTATCATACATTACCATATTGGGTACATCACCTTTTTCAAATTTGGTTTCCAATAATCAGGTCCTTTGAGAACCTTACCGTCTTCACGATATATAGGTTTTCCGTCAGCGCCTAATTTGCTCATATTGCTATTATGCACTTCTTCGAAGCATTTGTCAAGATCAATTCCAAAAGAATGTCCAGCACCATAGACAACATAGAGAAGGTCTGTAAGAGCATCAGCGACCTCTACGATATTTTTATCGTCTAATGCTTCACGAAGTTCATGCAGTTCTTCTTCAATCAAGGCATAGCGTAGTTCAGCAACAGAAGACCATTGTGGTTCAGACTCAACATTTTGACCAAACGCATCCATAAACTCTTCTACTTTTCCAAAGTTAGTCATATAGTTTTCTCCCTTGTTTCACGCTGCCATGCCTAATACTTTTCGTCCAGGAGACATATAATCACGCTGTTGCTTAGTTTTAATAGCATGACAACACTTACACAATGTCTGTATAGCAGCAGCGCCAATTGTTAAATGTGATGTTGGGTCACCATTAATATGATCAGCATCTAACTGCCACTCTGGATCAATGATTGTGGTGGTGCATTTGAAACCTAGACGACTATCAACATTTTCACAATAATCTTTACGATAAATTTTGTAGTCCCATCCTCCTATACCATACTTTTGTGAATGATGCTTTACACAGACATAGCCTTCACAGTCAAATTTTTCTGCTACCCAACTTGACTTGCGAAATCTCCACTTAGAAAGTGTGCTTATTAACTGAGCATTTTTACCGCAACCCGGCACTTGACATTTAGGGCGTTTGTTATCCACTACTAATTTCATGTTTTCTCGCCTTCACATTTGAGAGAGAGAAACGGTTTCTCTCTCTTTCATAACTATAATATAGGCGTTCTAGAGCCAAATGTCAAGCACTTTTTTTATTTTTTTGAAAATAATTTTGGAGCGGGCGGAAGGAATCGAACCTCCGTCATGAGATTGGAAATCTCAGGTAATGCCATTATACGACGCCCGCATCACGAAAAGAAAGACTCTAAGGTGCTTCTCTGCTCTAGCTGCCAGTCTATCACATCAGTGATAGAGCGTAGCGGCGACAGGAAGTTCTTTTCGAATTGTGTTTCGTAGTCTATATAGTCTTCCAGGATAAACTCTTTTGGCAGAGAATCGATAGCGCTGATAACGTTCTCCATCGTAGGATTTGGCTGTTTAAGATAGCAAAATTTGATTTTATCGCCGTCTCTAATTTTCTCAACGGTCTTGGTGAGTTTGTGTTTCTCAAGCATTCTATTGTAGATCAAGGCACCACGAACGTGTATAGGAGTACCAGAACGCCAGCTATCACCATCACGATACTTATTGATACCATTCATACCACGAGGAAAAGCCACCTCTTCAAACGACATTTTGAAAAACTTGTCACGAAATTCTTGAACATAGTCAATCAAATTACTTTCATCTCGATTCATAATGAGTGAGATTGCACTCTTAATACTCTCTCGACAGGACTGTGGAGTAGAAGAACGAACTGCTTCGATGCCCATGATTTTGAGTTTAGGCTCAGAATATTGAACGCCTTCGTTATTATATACGTTAAGAATATAGTGCTTCTTTCCAGTCCATATTCCTTTGTTCGCAATCGCCTCTCGCTTCATAAACATCTTCTGAGAGAAAGCATTGACATACTTGGCAAGCTCCTCATAAGATTTGTTGATGAAAGGCTCAATCGCCTTAGAGCAAATCTTATCTAGATATTTCACAACCTCATCAACAGGAGCATCAGGTTTGAACTTCTTTACAAATTTATCCATAACTATGTAAATCGAGTCCGTGTCAGAAGCCACGATGAAATCATCATCTGTTTTCAAAAGATTATTCAGATAATCATTCATCTTCTTCTCAATCCAGCGAATAGAGAATTGACCACCCATCGTGACAGACTCAGCATAGTTAGGATTGAACCAACGAAACCATTCATTGCCAAGAGCGCCATAAGCACAATTCAACTGAATTTTCTTGGCGTGTTGAATCTTATCATAACGAATACTATCACGGAGATGCTCAGGATTGCCTGTGTCTTCATACTTCTGTTTAGCATCAAGCATCATTCTCTTGAAGCGAGAACGGTCTTCATACATTTTCTCCATCAAAGAAGGAAGAAACCCTTGGCCTTCACGGTTCCACAAACAACCATTAGGCGTGATTGTGAGATTTTCAGCATTCAAGTGTTCTGTGATATCTTCATTGTTCAGCACACCATCAAGAAATCCATCGACGGTGCAACCAGGAAAACTAACCCTTGAGTTATATTTTTCTGGTGAGATATTGTATTGCATGATTAGATGTGGGTACAGAGAGTTCAAATCAAAAGAACATACCCAATCGTGCTTGCCTAGAATAGGATTCTTTACATGACCACCAACGAACGAATATGGTTTATCATTTCGCTTGAACTGAGGTATCACAATCTTCTGTTCGAGCAGATAGTTGTGAATGATAACATCCCACATACGAACCGATGTATAGGCGTCAACATAGTTCAACTTAGCATCATAAGCCAGAGCCAGTGCTAGGTCAATCAACTTCAGCTTGTCATCTAGCTTATTGATAAGTTCAGTATCAATGATGTTATATTCAACATATTTCTGAAAGTTTTGCTCATAGAAATTATGAAGAGAACCATATTCAGAGTAGTCTAGCTTGCGTTGATCTAGTTCAACATAAGCGATGTGGTCTAGCTTGTATGACTCTTGCTGCGTGTATGTCCACTTACGATAGACTGCAAGATAGTCTAGAATTTGAACGCCGAATATATCATAGGTAGTGATTTCTTCATTATTGTTCTTCTGCTTCTTATCACGAACGAACTTCCAAGGAGAGAACATTTTGACATATTCTTTACCACAGATGTTTCTGACACGATTGACAAGGTAAGGAATATCAAAAAATTCGATATTCCAGCCAGTCAAAATGTCTGGATCCATCTTACGATATTCTTTTAGAAAGGTAAGTAGAAGTTCTTTCTCATCTCTACATTGCAGATAGGTTACATCGTCTCTATCCGTCTTGAAGTCTCTGATACCAATAACAATAAACTTTTTACCATCTGAGATGGTGATAACGGTAATCGCTTTGTTCGCCAGTTCAACATTTGGGAAACCATCATCTGACATAGTTTCAATATCTAGAGATACAACGTTGATAAGGTCTCGGTCATATTGAACTTCACCAGTCCATTTGTCATTGATGTAAGGATAGACGAATTGTGTCATACCATAGAAATTGAAGTTACTAATGTCTGAATATTGTTCTGTGAATTGCTTTGCTTCACGAATTGAATCGAACTGTACCTTACCAGCACGGTCACCAAAAGGAGATTTGTAATCTCCGTCTGCACTACTTACGAACAAGTATGGCTTATATTCGTCTTCATATTGAATACGTTCGCCGTTGCGAATTGCACGAACGAGCATTTTGTTACCGAATTGTCTGACGTTTGTATAGAAGTTCATGCTTATCTCCAAAGTGAATA